TCCGCAAAGCAGTACGACGCCACGGAACTAAGCGATCGGCGCACGCTTGCCGTCGAGTACATGCGCGGCGAAATGCGGGACACACCGCCTCGCCCGAACGGCTCGCAGCAGACCTCGCGCGACTTCGCGGACACAGTGGCATGGATGATGCCGGGCATTGTGCGCATCTTCACTGGCTCGGACCAAATGGTCCAGTACGAGAAGGTGCGTGAGGAAAACGACGACTGGTCGCGCGACGCCAGCGAGTACACGAACTACACTTTCTTCCGCGAGTCCTCTGGCTACAAGGTCCTCTATAACGCGACGTATGACGCATTGCAGTTCGGTGACGGGCTTGCCTGCGCTTATTGGGAGCCGCAGCGGCTAGAGACCAAGCTGTTCCGCGACAAGACCGAGATGGAAGTCGCGGCGCTGCTCGAGGAAGGTTGGCAGCCGACTGGTATTGTGAAGCCCGGCAAGCCCAAGACGGACCTCGTGCAGGACCCGGTAATGGGGGATTGGGTAGAGGCGGAGGTGCCGACGCTCACGGTGAAGCTCGCAAAGGAGGTCCGCAAGGGCAAAATCTGCGACATCACCTGCAAGCCAGAAAACCTACTGCTCAACGTGCAGGCAACGGAGATCGAAACAGCGCGGTTCTGCGCTTATCTGCACGACGACAAGACCCGCTCCGACCTCATGGAGATGGCCGACGACTACGGCTGGGACAAGGATGTCATTCGTGAGCTGCCGTCTCATCGCCGCAGCGACCAGAACGACATCCAGGCAGCGCGCGAGGGCGACAGGGGCACGCTGTACGACAGCCCCATGCGCTCGGGCGATCCGATCGACTTGTACGAGTGCTACATGCACGCGGACGTTGACGGAAATGGCATAGCCGAGAAGGTTCGCGTGTGGTGGGCCGGCGATCCGTCGGGCGGCAAGCAGCTCGGCAATTACGAAGAGTGGGAGGACGACACCCCCTACACGCATATCCCGTGCTATCCCGTGCCGCACCGCGCCGATAGCCAGTCGGTGTTTGATCGAACGCACGACATTTCGCGCGTCAAGACGGTGCTGCTCCGTGGGGCGCTGGATAACCTCTACGCTACCGCATTGCCCATGCAGGAGGTTGAAGAGGGCTCGGTAAAGAACCCCGACATTCTCGTCAGCAAGAAGTTCGGCGGTCTCATATGGAAGACCAAGGGTAGCGCCCCGATCATTCCGCATACGATCCCGTTCTTTGCGGACAAGGCTTTCGCCGGCCTCCAGTACATGGATGAGATGATCGCAAAGCGTACGGGTGTTTCACGTACGACAATGGCGCTCGATCCCGAGGCGTTGCAGAACCAGAGCGCCACGGCGAACCAGAACAACAAGGACGCAGCCTATTCGCAGATCGAACTGGTTGCCCGCAACATGGCCGAGTATGGCGGCTGGCAGAAGTATTTCGCCAAGCGCCTGAAGCTGGCGATTAAGTACCAGCAGGTCCGGCGCATTCCCGCGCCCAAGGAGCCCGGCGGCTTCCGTGAGATCGACCCGTCGCAGTGGGACCCGAACATGGCCGTCACGATCAACGTCGGCCTCGGGACGGGCTCGCGCGATCGGGATATGATGATGCTCAACCAGGTGTTGCAGACGCAGATCGGCATCACCGACCGGCTCGCTGGGGCGGGGTTCTCGGCTGACGCCATCGACTTCATCCCGAAGATCATTATGACCGCCGAGCGCATTGCCGAGTCGTCGGGGCTCAAGAACGCCGATGAGTTCTACGTCGAGTTTGATGACCAGAAGATCGAACAGATGAAGCAGCAGGCGTCCCAGCCGCAGCCGAACCCGGAGCTTGAGAAGGTCAGGGCTCAGGGCGAGGTCCAGATGCAGCTCAAGCAGGTCGATGCGCAAGTGTCCCAGCAGGAGTCGCGCGACAAGGCCCAGGTCGAAGTCGTCAAGAACCAGGCGCAGTTGGAAGGCGACCTTGCCACCGCCGCCGCCGACCGAGAGAACGCTATCGTCATCGAGACGCTCAAGCAGGACCGCGAGGACCGGCGCTTCTTCGCCCAGCTCGCCTCTCAGGAGCGTCAGAAGCAGATGGAATTGCAGTACCAGGCCGAGCAGGCGCAAGCCGCTCGTGACAACGCAGCCCAGTTGGCCGCGATGAAGCCAGAGCCGCAAGGCAAGGCCGCGAACTAGGAGACATCAATGGCAGACGTGAACGAATTCATCCGGCGCACCACTGAAGGTGTTGCCCGGACAGGCAAGGGCGTGTGCCACACGGTGAGCATATCGCCGCTGCTGGCCACGCCGACGGCTGGGCTGCTGACCATCTACGACAGCACGACCGAGGCAGGGACCGCAATCTACTCCGAGTGGGTGTTCGCGACCACGCCGGGCCATACGATCCTCCTCGACTGCATCGTGCGCAACGGCATCTTCGTTAGCTTCGACGGCACGCTGCGCGACATCGCCGTGACGGTGACGCACTCGTGAGCGAGGCAACCGCCGAACACTACGCCAATGAGGCCAAGCGGCTTCTGGCGGACGATACCTTCGCGGAAGCACTGACGCGCGTTCGCACCAAGGCCATGTCGGACCTTGCTGTAGCGGATGCAGACGACAAGACGGCCATTCTGCGCCTTCAGGCCAAGGTGGCTGTGACCACAGAAATTCTGGACGAGCTGAACGGCATGATCCTCGCAATGGGACATGACGGTGGCTTCGACCCGAATAAGCGGACCGAGTGATCGACCACCGCTTTCCCGCGCTGTGAAGCGCCAAGGCTCATAGAAAGACCCTATCACAATGGCTGATGACAACCTCCCGGTTGACTCCGGGCCTGTCGTTGACGACTCCGCTCCGCTCAATCTCGATGACGCGGCGGCGGGGCTTACCAGCATTCTCAAGGACGACCCGGTAACGGACCCCGCACCCGAGAATGAGGACAAAGAGCAAGCCGCTCCCAAGCCCGAGGACGACGATCCTCTCGGCATGGCGGCGGAAGACGTTGAGGTCGGCACCGACAAGGCCGGCGATGAGTCAGAGGAAGCCGAGATCAAGGGCGGACGCTTCGCACCCGACAGTGCGAAAGTCACCCTCGATGACGGCACCGTGACCACCATCGCTGAGCTGAAGCGCGGCACGCTGTTCCAGCGCGACTACACCAAAAAGACGCAGGAGCTTTCGGAGGCTCGCAAGACCTTCGAGGCCGAGCGTCAGCAGGTGAGTGAGTATGCTCAATCACTGGACCAATCTCGCGAGTATCTAGCTTGGTACGCCGAGCAGTTCCTTCCCGAGCAGCCCGAGCCGTTCAAGGGCGACCCTGCATCCGACCCGATGGGTTACATGCAGTGGCAGCACCAGAACAGCCAATGGGCCGCACACGTCCAAGCCTACCAGACATTCCAGGCCCAGCGCGAAAGCGAGGGGCAGAAGAAGGCCGGTGAGACACAGAAGCAAGCGCAGGAGCGCCACAAGCGCGAAGCCGATGCTCTGTTCAAGGCTATGCCGGTCCTCAAGGACCCGGTGAAGGGCAAGCAGGTGTGGGACAACATCGTGTCTGGCGCAAGTCAGCTCGGGTTCTCACCAGAGGAAGTGAACGGCATCACGGATCACCGCATGGTCTTGGCGCTTCGCAAGGCAATTGCCTACGACCGCATCCAGACCTCGGCCCCGAAGGTGCAGGCGGAAGTCCGCAAGCCCGCTGTCAATGACGGCCGGCGCGCGGCTCCTCAAACCAAGCAGAACAGCCAGCGGAGAGTCCTGTCTGAGCGCTTCGAACAGTCCCGCAGCCTCGATGACGCGGCTGCAAAGCTCAGAACCCTCATCTCCTAAAGGACACCATCAATGGCTCAAGTGGCTGAACTGCGGCCACGTTAAACGGTGTGAATTGCTGGAAACCCCTTAGAGCCTTTCCTCCACAGCGTGGCTGGCAACAGCGAGCGCGACGGGTTGAGAAGCGAAAGGATTGGGCAATCAGCAGCCAAGCGACCCGGCGACGGGTTGAAGGTTCAACGACTAGGCTTAAGTAAGCTCTATGAAGATCGACCGAGTGACAGGAATACCAACACCGCGTGCCTTGCACGACGGTCAGTGGCTCCTAGAACAGTACATCACTCGGAAGCGTAGCACTCCCGACATTGCCAACGAACTGCACTGCGCCCCCGGCACGGTGGCTCGATGGCTCAAGCATCACGGCATACCGTCTCGCTCGTCAGGCTCTGAGAAAGGCCACACGCGAACGAACGATACCGCCAGAGCAAAAATGTCGGAGGCGAAACGCGGCAAGTTTGTGGGATCGGCTAATCCAAACTGGCGGGGCGGCATCGCCCTCAAGGACTTGGATAGAGGCCGCTACCCTTACAAGATGTGGACTAAGGCGGTGAAGGATCGCGATGGTTGGAAGTGCCGCGAATGCGGCTCAACTGATCGCCTTCACTCGCACCATATCAAGCCGTGGGCGCGGTTCCCCGATCTTCGGTACGAAGTCAGCAACGGCATCACCCTCTGCCATGCCTGCCACGAGGCGGCGCATGGTAAGGGCTACCACTTCCGCTGGCCTCGCAGAGCAGAACAGCCCACGAGTGCATCGGCCCCACAAGGGTAAGATATAGTCTGAGCTGCGGGGAAACTCGCAGAAGCGCGGATAAAGAGCCGCGCGATAACAAGACTGAACACTTTTGAGACATTCGACGCGGTGGGCAACCGGGAAGAACTCGCGGATACCATTTCGCGCATCACCCCGGAAGAAACCCCGTTCTTGTCTCTCATCGGCACGGTCAATGTGAAGACCGTCCACCCGGAATGGCAGACCGACTCGCTTGCCACTCCCGTCACCTCCAACAACCAGCCGGAAGGCAACGACTGGACGTATGACGCCATCACGGCGACGACCAAGATCGGCAACTATACGCAGATCAGCATCAAGCCGTTCCTCGTGTCGGGCACTCAGGAAGAGACCGACAAGGCCGGTCGCGATTCCGAAATTGCGTACCAGACCGCCAAGAAGGGCGTCGAACTGAAGACCGACCAGGAAGTCACCCTCCTGGCCAACCAGGCTTCGTCTGCCGGCTCGGGCGACGGCGCGACCAACCGCACGTCGGCTGGCATGCGCGCGTGGCTTACGTCGAACGACGACATGGGCGCCGGCGGCGCGTCCGGTTCGTTCTCCAGCGGCATCCAGTCGGTTGCGGTCAACGGCACTCAGCGCGCCTTCACCAAGGCGATCCTCGATGCCGTGATCCTGTCGACCTACAATGCCGGCGGCAACCCCGACGTGTTCATGTGCTCGCCTTACGTCAAGACGGTCTTTTCGACCATCCTTGACGACGCGAACGTTGTTCCCCTGCGCAAGGACGTGAAGTCCGGCCAGGCGACCATCGTTGCGGCGGCCGACATGTACCAGTCGGACTTCGGGCTGATCTCTGTCGTTCCCAACCGCCAGATGGCGCGTGCGGGCGCCACCGTAGCCCGTAACGCCTTCCTGATCACCCCCGCAATGGCCAAGCTTGGCATCTTCCGTGACTACCGCGTGGAGAAGCCGGCCAAGACCGGCGACGCCGAGAAGCGCGTGCTGCTCACCGAGTACACCCTCATCATGAAAAATGAGGCTGCCCACGGTGTTGCCGCCGACCTCTACGGCCTCACGGCTTCGAGCTAAGGAGAACGGACATGACTTACCAACTCCAGCCGATCGCCAAGACCGCCTCGTTCACCCTGGACCGCAATGCCCACGCTGGCAATGTGGTCATCTGCAACGCGGCGGCCGGTATGACCGTCACTCTCCCGGCTTCTTCGGGCAAGGGCGATGTGTACAAGCTGCTCGTTGGCACCACGGTGACCTCCAACAACTTCATCGTCCAGGTTGCGAACGGTACCGACGTGATGATGGGCGCCGTTGGTCTCACGACCGACATCGGGGGCACGGTTATGCCCACCGCGGCCACCGACGACACGATCACTATGAACGGATCGACGAAGGGCGGCGTCAAGGGTTCCTACGTTGAGCTCAAGGACGTGACTGCCGGCTTCTGGCTGCTCTCGGGCAACCTGCTCTGCACGGGCACTGAAGCGACGCCGTTCTCGGCGGCGGTCTCCTAACAGCGTTCCGTCGAACGCCAGAGGGGCGGCCTTGAGTGGCTGCCCCTTTCCATTTCAACCCAGCAAGGAGTGGACCTGTGGCACCAGCCGCCCCCACCAATACGGCTCCCGCGCCCAAGGGCGTGAAGATGGAGCTGCTTCGCAACTACGTCCCCAAGACCCTTCTCTCCATTGTCGGCTGGCAGAAGCCCGCCGTGCTGCAGAAGACGGTTGGCGGCGAGATGAAGGAAATCGAGCCCGCCGAGTGGCGCGAGGGTGAGGCCAAGCCTGCCAAGTTCGCCGGCACGGGGTTCCCCAACAAGTTGTGGGCCGGGACCGTGATCGAAGTCCCCGAGGATGAAGCGCGCGACATGCGCAAGCTCAAGATCGCGGAAGCCTATATCTGATGTCTCACGTTCAGCTCACCGAGGCCGACGTGCAGAACTGCACATGGACGCTGGTCGAGCAGACTGACGACTATCGCACCTATATCGGTCACGGCACGCACCCCGTGACCGGCGCAGAGATCACCGTACAGAAGCGGGAATTTCTCGCTGAAGCGGCACTGCTCGACAGCAACGCAACACAACGCAACGACACCGACAATCGCCGTTGGACGCAGGGCAGTGGCTCCGACAAGAACGGCGTCCCGCTGGTCAAGGTCGCAAGCGTGCCGCTCAACAAATTCTATGCCGAGGTCGCGCCGCATCTCAAGGACGGGGACAAGGACTTCCTGCCCTGGTTCCTCGAGCGCGACCAGAACCAGCCGTTCAGGACCCGTAGAGGTAAGCTGTGACCATTGCTCAATACAGCGACATCAACACGGTCCTCAACGACTGGGAGGAGCGGAGCTACACCACGGGTGAGACCGACGACTTCATCCTGCTCACTGAGGCCAAGGCCAACCGCCGCCTCGCGCGCGACTGGAACCGGCAGGCGACCTCTACTGTGACAACGGACTCGTCAGGTTACGGCACGCTGCCGACGGGCTTCCTCGGGCTCGTATCGATCAAGCGCGATCTGCTGGGATCGAAGCCGCTGACGCAGGTGTCATGGAACGCGATCGACCAGCTCAACCCATACGCGACCGCTGACGATCCTGTCTATTACGCCATCATGGGCACGCAGTTCCGCGTTGCCGAAGTGTGCGAAGACGACTTCATTCTCACCTTCGACAAGAAGGTCGCGGCGCTCTCGGGCTCGAACACGACCAACTGGCTACTCTCGCTCGCGCCTGACTATTACCTGTTCGGCTGCAAGGCTGCGGCCAAGGCCAAGATGGAAGACATTGCCGGCGCTGCGACCTACCAGGCCGTGGCCGATGGCATCCTCGATGAACTGGTGAGCCAATCCAACGTCGCTCAGTGGGGCAACGTTGAGATGGTGATGTCAGGTGTGACCCCCTGATGCCCTCCTTTCTCCCCTTCCGCCCCGACGCTGGCGAGCGCGTGTGATGGACTACCCTTTTGGTCCCCTCGCGCCGGACCAGGGTGAACTCACACCCGGAGCCATGATGGTTGCTGACGGCGTGCAGCCTCTTGCGGATGGGTATGGACCGTTCCCCTCGCTGGTTGTCAGCGCGACGGCCACGGCGCTCTCCGGCGCTCCTCGGGGGCTCATTTC